CTATAATGTATATGTTGGACTTAAATTTAATCGGTCTATATGTACTCGTCCCGAAAAATCTATTTTAATTTTTGTATCTTCTCCATCACTAGATAAAGTAGTGATAGTAGTTGCAAAACTTGCAAACTTGCCTGTATTCAAATTGAACCTGAACATAAATTCATCAGCATTAGAGTATGTACCTTTTAATGCTATTAGTATATCGACTGGGTTATTAGATTGCATATAAAAGGGCATTGCACCCAATAAATAGGTCTTATTCTCTAACAAAACAATGCTTCCCTTTAACTGTAATCCTACTAATCTAGATACTCCATTTCTATCTTTGTACTTACTCTTTATTTCTTCGATAGACCATGAGGCACCTTCAAGTATATTCCTAACTGTAACCTTGTCATCATCGTCATCACTATCATTATAGAAAAAGACAATGCCGTCAATTGGGAGATGCTTCCATCCTTGTAGATTGTTTACATTAAATACTGGCATTAATCAGGTACTCTATATGTTAATTTCAATTCAACTTCTTCTAAATTTTCATCATCATCAATGTATTCTGGACTGTAATCGCCATCTTTATCGAGTATTACATCAGTATATGTCACATCATCAGGAGAATATTTGAGTGCTCCTGCTGTCCATATCGCTCTAATTTTTTGTTTTTGTAATGAAGTGTCTAAATCATCTGCAGATATTTTTATGAGCCGTTTGGTTTTAGAATACCGTTTGTGTGAGTAACCAAAACCTCTTAATGTATCTCCAATCTCTTTTGATACAGCTGAAATCTCTCTATCCAAAATGGGATTAATAGTAACCTTAGTGTTGGTAATCCAATTGTCATTGGTATATTTTATATAAATACTCATTCTATTACAAAATGCTCCTTAATACCTATTCTCATAATATTTGTATCTACCATCTTGCCGACTTCTGCGTATAAATCTTCATCAACAGTCTTTGTAGTAATTGGGGTAGTAGAGAGATTTTCGGTTGCTGATACTTTTTTAACAAACACTGCATCGTTTACACTCCCCGACAACCAACTAATTAGCACATCGCCAGATGTTTGTACTATCAATTGGTCATCTTCATCAGCATCGTGCCTTGCTACCCCTAATAACCTACCATAATGAGCTTCTAAAGGGGCTGTCCTTTCAACTTCAGTAGCTGAAATCCTTGAAACCCATTCTCCATCTTTGATTCCTGAGTTTCTTAATGTCAACCCAGAGATTACTTCTGGGGAATCGTCAACTTCAGCTGGGATTGAAAGTCCAGCAATTCCTAAGTCTTCTCTTCCTGCTGCTGCACCATAATCGAAACGACCTATCGCACTTAGTTCTAACTTTATACTTCTTTTTTGTAAATCAACTTCATAATCATCTATTATGAAATCAAGTCCATCAATTTCGATTATCTTGTCAATACCAAGATTGAATATGCTCGGGGATGTACCTGTTGGCGATGTTGAAGCACACATCAAATAAGGGATATCTAACTTGTATTTTGTGCCGTATTTTTCTTGGTCTTTGGTGTTAGTTCCGTTTACAAAGTCAGCAAGGGAATAGTAATATTTATCTACTCCTTCTTCCTTAATCTCTAATCTTCCTACCTGTGTGAAATAAGATGCTGGACTGTTTGTTTCGCCTACTCTCTTATCTACTAACATATACAGCTGGTTTGAAAAGCTAGTTGAGTTATAAGGGACAGAGTTACCTATTACCTTATCCCATACAAACCTATTACCTGAAGAATCAGATAAGTAGAGATTATAAGGGATTTGAGTTTCCTTTAATACAACGACATTATTAGCACTCAGTCGGGGAATGATTGTATTAAGTCCGCTTGTGTTTAACTTTATATCACCATGTGTATCCCAAACTGAAGCTCCTATTGATACTATATTTTTAGACGCTCCTCGTGGAGGATCAAAAGCATCTTTGGGATAACTGTTTTTAGCTACATGAGGGTCTAGTTGATTGACTATTGCACAAAATGGAATGCCATAAGAACCATCATAAGTTGGTGCTGGTGTCATTGGCTCGCTTAGTAAGTAACCAATTGATCCTAAAATCTTTCTGTTTGCATCCCTTGTCTCTGCATCGTATAACTCACCAGATGCTTTAATAACATCCCTAATGTAAATCTTCGAATTACTAGCTTTAGTTGCCTTAGATACAAACTCAATTTGTACGGATCTTTGTGCAGTGAATTCAAAATTTAAGGACATTCCTAAGTCAGTGGCTAGACTATATAATAAACCAGTAAATGTGTCATCTACTCTATCTATATTCTGCCATTGCTCTTCTTCAGCTGATGTAGAATTATATTCAATTCTAAAGTCTGGTGGGTAATTTGTAGCTGGCTTAACTACACTATATGAGATATATGGAACCTTGTAAGCGGAGTCTGGTATATAACTGCCACAGACATGCAGTTCTCTTGCTTCATCATCATATATTTTAGTTCCACTGCGATTGTAGTCATATTCAGTTGTGCCATTTTTAGTAAGTTTACCACCTATTATAGGCCCATATAATTTACTTTCGAACGCTCTTCCCCAACGTACAGGGGAAAACTTACCGTCAATTTTAGAGACTTTATAAGTAAAACTCCAAACTCCATATCCACCCGCTAAGAGCAAACCCTCATAAACGTCTGCAAGTTTATTGAGTAATCCATGCAGATGAGTGAGCCGTGGGATTCTTGTTTCTAATGGGTCTATAAATACTGGGTCTTCTTTATAAAACCCTGCACCGTTAAATACAAAAGTACTTTCCCAAGTTGGGTCTATAGCTGCAACAATTTCAGACAACTTAAATTCATCAAATATTGCTTCTTCACTTGGTAAGCACTCAAAACTATATTCTCTCACTGGTGTGGGAGTAACTCCATATTCCCCGTCACCAGGCCAGTATAAATCATCAAAACTTGATTTAGAGTTAACTGCTCCTAGGTATTTTGCTTCAGATATATCTGGTGTGGAACCTGAATTAAAGAATACACCAACATAGAATAACGAACCTTTATCAGTTGTCAAGCAGAGGTTTAGGAATTCTTGCTCTATATCTAACTGAGTTTTTGGGTCATCAACTAGGGTTGAATCATCCTTACTAAATACGGCTTCACTTACCTTGAATTTGAATTCATCTAGGGCAAGCTGTCCAATCTTTTGTTCTCTTTTAAATTTTAATTTGTCTGGCTCGATTACATTTATAGCGTAAGATTCGGAAGCAAAAAGTCCGTCCCATGTATCAGAAAAAATATAGGAAATGGTTAAAGGCCCATATCCATATTCATCTTCTGTCTCGTCTTGTCTATAAGTAGCCATTAGGTCTGTCGTTTTATAAAAAGGGTAGGTCTAAATCTGACTTTTAACCTACCCTTGAGAATGGGTATTATTCTAAATTATGCTCTAGTTACTTCTAGTATTTCACCTGATAATAGAGTTGTTAAATTCGGAGCTGTAACATCTGTTAAAGTTACTGCTTCAGTAGTGTCATCAAATCCATCTGCAGCCAAAAGACCTGGAGTAGTTTTGAATGCTGCGATATATCCAGTCTCAGCAGAATCATCTTCCGTAAATCCTACACCACCAACAACTTTAATTGTATATTTGTTGATACCTTCCACTTCTTCTTCTCCAAGATTGCCTTCTATATAACCAAGTAAATGTTTGTCTTTTGATAATGTGCCTGCAACCTCACCGCTTGACCATATAGCAATAACTGGCTGATTAGAACTATTTATTGCAGATTTAACTTTAGCTAAAATGGAATCATTTGCATAAAAACCAATTTCAGCAAATGAGTTTTGTCCCTCAGCTGCAACTTCTGCCCCTGTAACACCGTCAATAGTTTTGTCTCTTTTAGCTACTCTGACATTTACGCCTTTAATAGTTCTCTCAGATGCGTTTTCAGTTGCTTTTCTCTTATTCCCAATTTCATTTTTGAAACTAAGTATTCCTGTTAAATCGACTGTGTCTGCATCCCAATCAGTAATTTGATAATCAGTTACTCCTGGGAAAAGTAATCGAACGGCACCTGAGCCACCGCCACCAATTATATCTGCTGTTGTTTGTAAAGCCATTGCTTTATCTCCTTATTAATTGTAAAATTTTAATTATCTAAATTGTTATTGCCGCATCTAGTATCTTATTCGTTATTACTTGCTCTGTAATACCACCTGCTGTGGCTGTGTTTATTCCAGTATTACCCGAATACCGAACAGTAAAGCCAACTAACCCAGATACTGTGTCTGAAGAGCCACCACCACCACCGACTACTGCTTGTAGTACAGAGTTCGCAATTACTAGTACACCTAAAGCACCGCCCCAAATAACACCACCGCCACCATTTTTAGCAAAGAAATCATGAAGTTTCAGAGTGCCTGATACAATCTTAGCAATATGACCGTCCCCTGTTCCCGAATCCGTAACATCTGCGTAATTGTCAACCCTTCCGTTTGCTACAGTTACACCGCCCAAAATGTCGAATATAGTTCCAGTCTCTTTGAAATACCTATCAGTATTTAAGTAAACTTCGCCACTCGAAACCGTTAAATTCTTTTCAAATAGTTTGCAATTTACAGAGCACTTATAAGCCCCTGCAAAGGTTAATTGTGAGAACTTATCAGATTCTATATATGCATTGCCAACTAATCCAATTATATTAACGTGTCCAAGTTCTTTGACTCTAATTTGAATGTCAATAGCTGAGCCACCTAGATCATTAATTACAATGGCATCACTCCCTAACATACAACCACTCGCCTCGAATATACAGTTCCTTTCTAATGAGACAGCATAGCCACTCGTAATGACATATTCGATATTCAAGTGTCCGTAAACCTTTGCCCCAGCTGTGAAATTTAAGAATGGAATAGTCTTATCACTAGCCACCCCAATTGTCTCAGGCATAAAGTATAATATAACATTCGGGTCTAGATAGTAGTTACCGGTGTAAGTCCCTGGGTAAATTTGTATAAGAACATTGTATGCTAAAGTGTTTGCGTAAGTAATAGCATCGCCTAAATCATCGTAAAAAGCACCGCCTACTGCGAAATCTTGGCTTACATATAGGGTTCTGTATGCGTTATCTAGTTCAGAACCACCAAGAGCATCTTTTGCAGCATCGCTAATATCTGCTAGTTCAACTTGTCCTAGTTTACTTTTGTTTGTTGCTAGGTCGTGTTTTTGTACATCCATTAGTATATCGCATCATAATCAACAGCTAATTTGAAACTATCCAGACCACCAATAAAGGCCTTAACTTTAATTGCATTCCCTTTAATACCATCAAAACTCCAGGCATCGTTTATGTTATCTGCTGTTATGGCTTGTTCATATTCGATTGTCTCAGATTGTCCTTGTATGGTGCTTAGTATCTGAATTTTACTATTTGCATCAGGGGTACCTGTGACATCTAATAGACCAGCTTGAACTATAAATTCTTTAGGAGTAGTACCATTAGAAGCAACCTCTTTATCAGAATCGCTTTTACTGTCGGCATTATACCAATCTGATTCCCAGTCGGTTGTAATTACTTCAGCTGTTGTTTTGATTATTCTTGACATTTCTCATTCTCCTTTTATCTCGTGCCTTAATTAGAAGATCAATTAACTTTCTTATCCAAGACCACTTTATTGTGATTCCTTTATTAAAGAATCCCAAATGCTTATTTTCCTTCTTCAATCTGGTCTGATTTGTTTGTAAAGAAGCCCTGTATTATTTCGAAGATACTCCACAATCCAGCGACTACTCCAACTAGCGTTGTTTGAAGTTCAGCTGGGATATCTACAGCAAAGAATAGGGTTACTATACTCACGATAGCAGCTATAACACCTCTGATTATACCTATTCTAGTTGTTTTTTTATCATTTGTTGTAGCCATTGTGCCACCTATTTTTGTTATAAATGTTATCACTATAAAAATTAATTCTGCATACTTGGCTCCCTTGCCAATCCATACACTCATCTTCTCAAAAAAATTCAATTTCCAACGATCTGGATAAGGGTCTAAGACTTCTTCAAACTTCTGTTTGTATTTTTCAATATCTAAGTCCCTTTTCAACTCTATGGGCTCTTTTGCAATTGGAGCGAACGTTATCTGTTTAAGCTCTGTGCTATTTCTGTTATTTCCCATAGTCTTCGTAACCATCCTCTAAAAAACACACCTTGATCGGGTCTCTTTTCGATTATATTGATAAATAGTTTCCCTCTTACCGTAGATAAAGCTTGAATAACGGCAGCATATCCACTTGGCTTTTTAAGTATCTTGTTTAATTCTTTAATCGTCTCATTGCCTATTGCACCATCTACTTCAATATCGTTTTGTGGCTCGTAATTAATCACTCGTTGAAGTGCCTTACAAGCAGTCCCAACTCCAGAATTAACAGCATAATCAAAGAGGAATAATGAAACACCTGGATGGAGTCTTTCGCTGTTACATCTTTTCCAAAAATGGATGTAATAAAGGTCGATTGCTTCATCTTTAGTGATATCCCTTGCTTTTTTAGGGTACTTTATACCATCTAAGAACCGTTGAGAAATACCATACTTAGTCTCTCCGCCTGCATCTGCTTTATCATTAGCAAATACACCCTCTTTTTCGAGTGTGATTTTAACCGCATTTGCGAATTCTGGACTGTATTTTTCTGATGTTGTCATTGTTTTCTTACCTTTTGTTCTAGGTTTTCAATTTTTCTACTGTGTGTCTCTAATGTTTTCCATTGAGTTTTCTGTCCTTCTTCGAACCTGATAATGTGTGCATTTAAGTCTGCTAATAGCTTATTGCTTTCTTTGATTTCTCTTAGCAAAGCTTCTTGTGAATCCCTGCCATGCTTTTCTAATAGTTCAAAAGCGTGCTTATTGTCAGCTTTTAAAGCATGAATAAGGGATTTGTTAGACTCAATTTTTCCTTCATTTAAACTGACTGTATTTTTTAAGGCATTAATTTCATTATTGAATTTATTCTCTATTGCCTTCTTTTCATTATTATGCTTTAAGGCAATTGCTAATGAACTCAGCCAACTTAGTATGATTCCAATTATTAAAGCGATTTCTTGAGCTACCATATTAAACTGTACCACCGTCATATCTTTGGTTTATACTTACATTAAATATAATCTCATACAAATCACCGTTCGAGGTTGGAACAGGTGATGCTTGGTCACTCAGTAAAGTGTATCCATTTTTATAAAGAACTTCTGCAATTTTATCTGTCAGTGTCTCTATATCATTATCTTCATCGCTGTCGATATGTTGAGAGTACACAAACAAAGAAAATAGCAGAGCAGGAAAACCACCTGGAATTCCACCTGCTTTTATTTTTTTTCTTGCCGTCTCATTCCAATCTCTACCCGAATAGCAAACATAAATAGTAGCATTAGAACCCGATGCATCCAATGATAATCGCTCTGCTTCTTCTATAGATTTAGGAAATATCTTTGAAAGAACATTTGTATTTGAAAATCCAGCGTTTACTAATGCTGTGATTAATGCTTGTTTCTGTTGCTTTATCATCTGTTAGCTGTTAAGAAAGATTTATTAAACTTCCTGTCACTTGCCTTAGTATTTGTATAAACAAGCACCTTGCTGGGTGAGGATGTTAATTCACTCACCCCAACTAGGTTACTCTTTCCGTCTTCGATTCTATTCAGCTCTTTAATTGCTTGTTCGTAGCCAAACTTTATCTCTTCATCCATTTTATGGGTTCGATGTGTCTTATATAAGTAGTATAGAGTTATGTCATAAGTGATTTGCTTTATATTAGCAGGGGCAGTAGTTAAAGGTACTGAGTACCTTTTAACTAGCTTAGAGTCAACTAAACTCTCAGCATCAGCAATTCTTGCTGTTACTAGAGCTTCATCAATCTCATCGGCACCACCTTTTTCCTTAGTAAGGTTTTTTAAAGTGGTATCATCAACCCTTGCTTTAATATATACTAAATCAATATATAGCATTATACTAGCTTCACTCTTACTAATGATGCATCTGCAAAATCCTCCATTGCATATCCCACTACATAAGCAGAACCTGTTTGCCCTTTAACTTTACCATTTGCAGCACAAATTAAGGCGTCACCTACATAGCCTGCCTCAGCAGTTGAGATTAAGACAATACCTCTAGTATATAATACTGCTTCGTCACCGCTTAAGTAATCAAATTCATTAGTCACTCCAATAGGTACTGTAGAGTCGCCGCTGAGGGTTCTATTGAATCCAACTAATCTATGAGCCGGTACGTCACCAGCAAGTGTCTCGCTAATCGGACCCGCTGGATAATGTGTTAATTGTGACATTATTTATCTCCTTCTTTTTTGATTTCTGTTTTTACTTTTATTGGCTCGATACTCTTACCGTAGTGATTCAGATGAACATTCTGAACTTCAACTCTGTCATTTTCTTTATAGCCAATACCATAAATTCTGACTGGTTTAAGCACCTTACATAGTGTTTTTTCTGATGTTGACATTAATTGCCTCCATCCGCAGATAATTTCGCTTTCAATTCTGCTATTTCTTTGTCTTTAGCTGATAATTCAGTGTTTAAAGTGTCTAATGTGTCTTCTAGATTATCAATTTGTGATTGTAAAGCAGAAGCAAATTCAGGGACATTTACTGCCTCTGATTTTTCTGGTTCGAATACATAAGGATGATTCTCAATGAATTTTTTATCAAATTCATATTCTCCAGGAGCTAGTTTCTTACCATTGTATCTGATCGTTGTGTATGTTCTTTTTTTCATGCTAATTACCCATTCGTATCTTTAAAAATATAAGCTGCATCATAAGAGATAACTTCAGCAGCATACTGTAAATAAGCTGTGTAGAAATCAATGTTGCCATTTCTGTCTTGCGATTCTGTAATGTATGGATGTCCTTTTCTTTGGAATGTAAATCCAAATGATGGGTCGAACTTATTAGGGTTCTTATTAGTAGTTGTATAAGACAATACTGCATTATCTTTCCAAACAAAACTATTAACTCCTGCTACTGTGTCTATTGCTTTACCTACAAATAGATTTTCTATTTCAAGAATTTGTTTGATTGTTTCAATAGTCACTAATCCAATTCTTGCATCTATAATCTCTTTTCTAAGCTTCACATTCTTGAATAATGCATTCCAAGATTCAGCTCCTAGTGTTAATGTATTAACAGTGACACCAAGTTTTTTCTCAATAGTTGTCTTACCATCCATGATTTGTTCAAATGGATTTGAATCAGCATGAGTCCATTGGTCTGTAGTTGTCAATGTTTCTTTGTTATCAGAGCCGTAAGAAGCATAATCATTTACTTTGTTAGCAATGTTTATTTCACGACCGTTCAATACCTTTTGCAAGGCATTTCTTGACTTAGCTTTCTTCAAATTGAATAAATCACCGTCCTCAGTTTCTTGTCTATCAATAAACTCTTCGTAAGCGTATTCAATAAGTTGAACTGGTATTGTTGTAACTTGTTGGCTTGTACCTTGTGCAGGTGGAGCTCCGGGTGCTCTTTTTGTACTTACAGAAGTAAATGCATCAGTACCGAAGATTGGAACTTCTAAGTTCTTTTGCGTCTCCTGAACTATTGGAAACACTTTTGTACCAATATGCTCAGCTTGTGTAACTCCGTGTGCAATACTAGTTAAGAGTTTACTTTTTAGTTGATTGTGTCTTATTTGTGCTGAACCTGACATTATACACCTCCTTTAGCTGATGCTTCGGATTGTACTAATTCAAGTGCCTCCAAGAAGGAAATTCCATCTTTTTGAGCTCGTTTGTTAACGACTGCTAAAATTTGGTCTTCTTTATCTTTACTGTTGAAGTCTGAGATATCAAATGAACTACCGTCTTCTCCAGTTGCTTTATCTTTAGTTGCTTGTGGGACAGTCAATGGATTAACAGGTTTAGAATTCAAGAACTCTCGCATACTGTTATATGCATCGCCACTGTCTTCTAATCTTTTAGCAACTAAGTCGTTAACTAGAAAGTCTTTTTTAGTAGCTTCTATCTGTTTGTTTTCAATTAGGTTGTCAACAAACGCTGCTTCCTCAGTTTTGTAAGACTCCATTTTGGATTCTAAAACCTTGTTTTTTGCTGCCGTCAAATCCCCTTCTAACTTCTGGTTTTGAGTTTCTAAATCAGAAACCTTTGAAGTTAAAGTGTTGTTCTCAGCAACTTTTGCGTTTAGTTCTTCTTGCAAAGAATTAACTTTTGTTTGTAAGTCCATATTTGGAACCTCATTATTAATTGTTGTATTGTTATATTCTGTTGTTGGCTGGTTTTCAGAGTTCATCATAGCTACAAATGAATAAGTAGAGTCAAGCACACTTATCTTACCTGCCTCCTGTGGCTCAGAATTAAATTCATCAGCAAGTCCTAGTGCTTTGGCTTCCTTTCCAGATATGTATCTTTCAGTGTCTAACCATTCAACTAGCTCTGCTTCTGTTTTATTGATTCTAGTTTGATATGCTTCAATCATAGCTTTCTTAACAGCTTTTAATTGGTCTGCAGAAAGTCTGTGGTCATGTTCATTTCCAATTGAGAGTTTGCTAGGGTTATGCACCATGAACATAGACCCTGGACCCATTATTATTTTTTTACCTGCTAAAGCAATAATAGAAGCAATTGAACCTGCCATTCCTATAATTCTTACTGTTGGTTCAAAATCGCGGAGGTAGTTAAATATAGCTGTTCCTTCCCAAACGCTACCACCTGGGGAATTGACAAGCACTTCAATATCATCGCCTTTTCTGGCGTTACCCATCTGCTTGATAACCTTATTAAGGGAAACTGTGTCACCCCAATTATCTGGGAAAATTGCTGAATTGATTAAAATGGTCTTTTTCACGCTTTGCCTATTATTTAATTACCGCAAAGCTAAGGAGTGTCTTTGTTGACTTGTAGTCCATCTCGACCCACGTAATGACCCACGAGTTGACCCACGAGCTGAATAATAGTTTTAGGAGTTTTGCACTTATAACAACTATTAATATTTAAGGCATCCTTATGAGTTTAGACCAACTGACCAGTGAAATTAGAGAAGTGCCTGCTGAATATCTTGCTAATCTCCCAGATTCAGAACAGAAGATATTTAAGAACTATAAGATATTTCCAATTGGAATATTAGTTAAGGCAGGATGGAACTACAAAACAGAAAATGAGAATCGTTCTCAGAAATTACAAGAGAGTCTGAAAAGACACGGACAAATTGAGACAATGCATGTTCGCAAGTTAGATACTGGATACTATGAAGTAGTAAACGGAAATCACAGACTTGATGATCTGAATATCTTAGGTACTCAACATATAATAGCATACGATCACGGAGAGATTACACTTGCTGAAGCCAAGCGTATAGCAATCCAAACAAATGAATTAAGATTCGATGCTGACCCTTTTAAATTGGGTGAGATACTCGCTGAGCTACTTGAACAATTTGGAGAAGAAGACTTATACTCCACTATAGATATCGACCAGAGACTACTAGACCGTGCAGAGTTAGAATATGGGAGGAATGCACCTATTGGCGATATGATAGAAGATGAGATTGAAGAATCGAACTCAACGATTGTAAAGTCAATAAGAGGAGATTTGTATGAGTTAAATAATCATAGATTATTAGTTGGTGATTCTACTAATGATGATGATGTTGAGCAATTAATGGATGGCAAGCTTGCACATCTTATATATACTGACCCACCTTATAATGTAAATTATGCAGAATTTAACGAAAGCCGACCAGAAAACAGAGGTCGCAACTGGTCAGATGACTACTGCTCCGAGTGGGCCGACTCGATGTCTGACGAAGAATACTCTCAATTTTTATTCAAATTTATTAGTCTGGCAAAGAGACATTCAATTGAGTATGCACACTATTACGTGTGGTTTGCTTCTAAATACTTCCATGAACTTACAACAGCTTTTAAACTTAATGATTTATCTTTCGATGGTGTGCCGATTATTTGGTACAAGCAAGTAGCTCCAATGACCTACGCACATTATCGCAAACGCTATGAACCTTGTTTATTTGGCGGTAAAGACTCAGTTACTGGCAATAGTCACGATGGTAAAAGAAGATGGTCAGCTGAGGTTATGGATGATAATGTTTGGGAAGTTCTAAGAGACCATAATGTAAACTATGTCCACCCTACTCAAAAACCTGTAAAGCTAGCTGCAAGAGCATTAAGAAACTCATCAAAAGAAACAGAGATTGTACTTGATTTATTCTTGGGTTCTGGAACTACTATGATATGTGCAGAGCAAATGAATAGAATTTGTTTTGGTATGGAATACGAACCTCGATTTGCTGATGAGATTGTAAAAAGATATTTACGCTATTGCAGAGATAATAATGTTGAATGTGAAGTCAAAAGAAATGGAGATGTAATAACTCTAGATTTCTTTGAGGAGGAGTTAGTTGAATGAGGGAAGCTAACAGACATAGACATATTGAACTAGATTTTGATAGATTTCCAAATGATAGGATTTGGGAAATGCACCCTGATGAGTCAGCAAAGGCATTCAACTACTTCGTTGCTTATCGAGATATGGGTGCAGGGCATAGGTCTCTTATGAATGTGGCTACTCTATTTGGAGTATCTGAACAAGCGATTGCATATTACTCTTCCCCTTGCCATTGGGTAAAAAGAGTTGATGCTTATGAAAAGCACATAGATATAGAGCTTAGCAAAGAGACTATTAAGAATCTAAAGGCAATGAGAAAAAGGCATATTAATAATATTAGGGCTACCGAGACTGCTCTGATGTTGCCAATTAAAGAAGTATTAACTAGAGTCAATGATGGACGGTTAAAACTCGAAGAGTTAGATTTAAGTGATTTGCTGTTTATAGTAAACAAGAATGCTTCTGTTTTATCTAAGGTTGTAGATACTGAACGGAAAGTTAACGATCAGCCAAATGAGATAATTCAAACACATCATGAAGGTGCACCGCAAATTGTCGTGATTAAACCAGAATCAAACGATAGGATTAGAGAGGTTCTAGAGAACAGGAAAAGAGCACTAGAAGAAGAATGATGACATATAAGTTTGATATTGATTGTTTCAATTTAAGCTATATACCATTCCATGAAGATAAAAATCCCATAAGAATTGTTTATGGTGGTCGTGATAGTGCAAAATCACATGAGGTTGGCTTAGAATTCTTGATGGACATTATGTCCCTTGATTATTGTAAGGTTGTTCTGGTTAGGAAAGTATATAGAGATATCAAAGGTTCTCAGTTTGAACAAATCGTTGATTTGATTCAACAATTCAAATTAGACCACCTTTTCGATATTAAGGTCAGTCCACTTGAAATTATATACAAACCTAATCCAAAAAATAGAATCATTGCTAAGGGTCTTGATAATGCTGATAAAGCAAAATCAATGAAAGACCCTACGCATGCTTGGTATGAAGAAGCAGACCAGATTACTTATGACGATTACATTACTTTCTCACTAGGCCTAAGGTCTTCAAAAACTGATGTAATAAAGGAAGTTTTAACATTTAATCCAGGTCTTAAAACATGCTGGATTAATGATGCTTTCTTCCCTCCTAAGGAAACTTATGAAAGACCAGACGGTAAATTTATGACAGTGCCTTCTACTCAAGAAGGTGTTTCAATTTACCATATGACATATATGGATAATGAGTTTATTAGTAAGCAAAGGATTCAGAAATTGCTTGGTCTTAAACACATTAGCAAAGAAAAATATAGAGTTAATGTACTGGGTTTGTGGGGTAGCGGTCTTGAAGGGTTAGTATTTGATGATTATGATTTAATAGAATCTATCCCTAGTCAAGCAGATACTTACTTCGGGATAGATTATGGTTTCAGTAATCCATCTGCAGTAGTCGAAATTGGTCATAGTGAAGGCACTATTTATTGGGATGAATTGGTTTATCAAAGGAAATTAACTCCTTCTGATTTAGTTGAGAAGGTTATTGAATTCAGATCCCGAATAGGAAATAAACCAGTTGTAGTAGATAGTGCAAACGCTGCACTAATAGAAGAGTTGAGAAGAGCAGGTTTCAATGTATTTGAAGCGGTTAAAGGTCCTAATTCAGTTGTTGATGGGATTGGGTGGCTTAAAGGTTATAAGCATAAAATTACTAAACACTCAGTGAACATTATTCAGAACTTTGACAACTATGTATATGGTCAAGATAAATATGGAAATAATACTGAAGTTCCTGTTAAAGCAGATGACCACGCTATAGATGGTGGTAGATATGCTTCATGGAAATTCGGTTTTATTGAAGGCCGTTGGTTAACTGGAGGTAATAGGATTGTTGCCCATGCTCCAACAACTAGAACTCGTACAAATGTGCGTGGTAACTTAAGAAAATCAAAAATTAATAGGTAAGTGAAATGGCAAAGCTAGCAGAGAAAAGGATAAAAGATGCTAAGGGCAAGGGTAGTGCTGCTCTTAGGAATGACCAAGCTACTCAAATTAAATACGAGGGAACTTACGGAGGTGGTCTATCAAAAATACTCCCTCGTGTAGATAAACTACTCAAGTTCAAACCAGACCTTGCTGAGGCCTATGAAGATATTATGAATGATGGGCATTTGCAGGGTCTGATTCGTTCTAGGAAGTCAGGTACTCTATCACTCGATTGGGATTTACAAGCTGACAAAGCAGATAAGGCAATTACAGAATTGATTTACAGTGTGTTTGAGTCCTTCGATGTTTATGACCTCATGGATACTATTCTTGATGCTAGGTTATTCGGAATGCAGCCAATTGAATTAATCTGGGATAATGTTGATGGTAAGTTTATTCCTGTTGATATTTCCGGCCGTCCTTTCCAATGGTTTGGTTTTGATAGTGAGAATAATCTTAGGTTTATGGCAGAGGAGCAGGGAGAAGATGGAGAAGAATGTCATCCTGATAAATACTTAATTCCTAAGAATGATGCTTCATACAACAATCCTTATGGTGTGGGTTTGCTTTCCATGTGTTATTGGAATGTTTATTTTAAGAAGCATGGCAAAGATTACTGGGCTGAGTTTTGTGAAAAATTTGGATCTCCATGGGTCATTGGAAATATAACTAATTCAACAGATGAAGATAAGGATAAGGTTGAAATTGAAAGTTCACTAACTGGTCTAGTTTCTTCAAACGTGATGGTTAAAAATAAGAATTGGGAGGTTGATGTAATATCTGCTTCTGGTAAGCAATCAGGAGATATATTTGAACAGTTTGTAAATGACTGTAAAAGTGAGAATGCTATTATTTTCTTAGGGCATGAAGCAAGTACACAGTCAACTGCAGGTAAACTTGGTAACGATCAGAATGCTTTGGCAGTATCTGAAAGGTTAATCCAAGAGGATAAAAGACTAGTTCAAAAGACGTTCAATGACTTAATTAAGAAAGTATGTGCTTATAACTTCCCTAATGCTACTGACATTCCTTATTTCATATTCTTTGAAGAAGAAAACTTGAATATTGAGAAAGCTAATAGAGATAAAGTAATATTTGATATGGGTTTTGATTTTTCAGCGGAATATCTTGAAAAGGCGTATGGGTTTTCTAAAGGTCAGATTATAAAACGTCAACTTGCACCTCCTACATCGAATACAAATGCAGAGGATAACAGTCATTTTTTTAACTTCAGCTCATCAGTAATTCTTAATCAAAAGATTACTAAACATAATCATAAGCTACTCGATGAGCTTGTAGAACACGTAAAGTCTGACAAGGATTCAATTGCCTATCTTGAGAAGATGCTAAAACCTATACTCAATCACAAGGGCAAGAGTTTAAATGAACTAAAAGATAATTACTATAAACTTTATAGTAAAATGAGCGGCAGCCAATATCAAGACTATTTAACAAAGGTTATCAATATTTGTGATGTACTTGGTTATGACGCTGCTTTCCGTGAAGAGCAACCTAAGCTAGCTGAGAAAAATAGTTCACTTGCTATTTTCAATAGGAATCCAGAAGATATTACATTCGAAGATATACTTGAAGCTCTTTCTAAGACTCCAGAAGAAGCCGTAGAATATTTCAAGTCTAAGGGTTTAAAAGTTTCTGAAAATGCTAAGGAACGTATCAAAGCTATCAAGGAGCACGGATTCACAGTCACTGGTGTTACTAAACTCGATATCCTTAACGATTATAAGGATATTCTTTTAAAGGCGATTGAGGAAGGTATAACTCTTGCTGAATTTAAAAAGCAACTCAGTGAACGATTAGCTACTCGTGGATGGTTTACTCGTGATGAGGAGGATGGAGAGCTACCACCTTGGCGATTAAATAATATCTACAGAACTAATACTGCTGAAGTTTACAATAATGCTAAGTGGAGTCAATTCCAAGAGACTATCGACCTTATCCCATTTGTTAGTTGCTATTCTGTAATTGATAAAAATACTACTGATAAATGTGTCTGGATGAATGGTAAGGTTTTTAGAAAAGATGACCCAGTCTTTGCTAAAAAAGGGCGTTCTGGTGGTCACTATGGATGTAGGAGAACCGATATACCTGCCACTGACTTAGATGCTAAAGGTAAGAAGATATGGAAAGGTTCTGAAATACCTGCTAAGTATCTAAACGATAAAGAATTCTATAAGCAGGTTGGTGGCTTCACTCCTGACCTAACTAAGTATGATAAAGAGTTGAAAAAAGAATACGAAAGGGAAAGTAAATGATAATTCATTCAGATAAGTTTATAACTGATATTCAGAAGCGATTGCAAGATTTACTTGTACTTACTCCAGATGAGAAGCGGCAGCTATATCTAGCACAGGGTGAGATACTTCAGTCTTCTATTGCTAGGCAGTTCCAAACTCTAGGAAACAGATATTTAGGTCATACATGGGCACCACTTGCTGAGTCTACTAAGAAGGCATATAAACGTAAAAGGTATGATTTGAAGCCTACACTTAACCGAACAGGCAGTAGTGGTTTATTTGGTTCTATTCAAACTACAGTTGATAATGATGGGCCTAAGTTAGGTTCTAATAAAGAATATGCTAAATGGGTTATGCTGGGTACTCGCCACATGTCTCCAAGACCATTTTTACCTATGCCACCTTTCGCAAGAACTCTAATCCCTGATGATATTCAGAGGATTAGAAATATTACTATTAAGGCGTATGAGAATAAGATTAGGAGATTGACATAAAAAAAGGACGGTTTATAGCCGTCCTTCTTTTTTTAATTTATTTCTTGCTTAGTTACAAGTTCTACATTTATATTTTTAGCTTTTAATTCTTTGTAGTGCTTTAGTGATGTTGTCTTTACCATTTTATTACCTTTGCTTCTTAATGTGTTTGTGTCTTAATTTATTAGTAGCAACATAACACTAATAACAAGTCAAGTCAAGTTATATCTCACTTTATTAAAAATTGTATGCTAGCTTGTTCCAAAAGGAGAACAAAATTAGGAGGTCGAGATGAGAAGAAACTCAGCCTAAAAACTGTTTCATTCTCTCTAAGTCAATAGGAGTTTTAATGATTCTAAAATCTTCTTTTCTAATGTAATGAAGGTCTCTTGCTTTGAAGTTTTTGTCCATAATACTAGAATAATGAATGATAAGTTGGTGTGATTCACAAAATTTTGATATCAATTCTGTTTCATTTGGATCTGTTTTATATAATCTAAAGGTAAGTAAAAACATAGACTCACCTTTACTATGTATTTCCCTTGAACCTAAACCCCTAAAAGAAATTAAGTGTTTGTTTAATACATTATAAACTTCATCTCCTTTGTAAGGGGTTTTCGTTTCCGAAAGTTCCTCAATAAACAATTCATGAACTATAATTGGAATTTCAGAAATTACTTCCAGATTTAATTGAATTTTTTTCCCATATACGTCATTAATTTCAAGTGGTTCTAATCTAAATATAGGGATAACTGATAGATTTTGAATTTCAAATGTTCTTTTATTTATTTCAGCTTCTGTTTCCATTATTTTTAATGACTTATTACTTAATTCCAACTGTCTAGTATCTGATACCTGCTGATGTAATAATGTCTGTTTTTGAATTCTATAAGCAAAAAGAGCTATAAAACTTGTTGCAAATAAGGTAAGTAATTGAATGATATTATCTATTGTAAGTTCAAAGCCAAATATTTGTTTGATCGCAAAATATATTATTACCAATAGTAGGAAGAATAAAAATTTCAATGGAACACCTATATTTTGATTAAAAACAAAAATACCCATCTGAGATTGTTATAACAGGCAGATAACTTCTTTAACAAAAGTTAACTTTGTTGCTCAGATGGGCGAAATTTAGCTTTAGCAAAATAATAATTAGAATAATATTATGCAAGAAAAAATTACTTTTGTACTAAATAAATCCACGCTTGATATTCCTTACCTTTGCTATCACTTACTCTTAACAATTCACGCTTGTAAAAACTAGGATGACCTTCAAGTAAATCTAACCTTGCAAGGGTTTCTTTATCAACAGAATATAACTCACCATAAATTTTACTTTCTTTATTGTGCCTTGCGAAAGGGAAACTATAACCTACCTTCCAAAAGCGTTCTATTCCTTTGCACTCTGCATCAACGAAGTCAATGTCTTCCAATAATCGATGATTGGTACAACCCTTTCTCAGTGTACCATAAACAAAAACCTTAACCATTATTAACCTCTTCTATAAATCCGTTAGCAATCAAATCATTTACAAACTTCCTATGACTCTCGGTTCTTATATTCGAACCATTATCTTGGTGACATGATCGGGAAACCTCGACCATATATTTTTCAAGTGTATCGCAAGGGTGCAGACTCGTTGCTCTTATTTGTTCTATTATCCCAGTGGGAGTGGTGGCTTTAATTTTGCCACCACCTTTTAATATATACTTTTTCATTTTATTCTCCTTATGAAGCTAATGCTTGTGTTCTTTGTTTGTAAAATTCTTTTAATTCGTCTGAGCAAAATTCTAAATTATCTATTCTTTTACTTTGTAATAATGATGTTTTTGAATAGTCTGTCAATCTCATCACAAATTTTACCCAGTTTGAAATTTTCGCAAAATCTACTGTTCCTGAATGTTGGCGAAATTCTACCGTTTTTTGTCTCCAGAAACATTTAGTATTTATTTTGTGGTATCTATCGCTTCTTAATAAGCTTCTTTCTAATCCTTCTAAGTTTGAAGCTTCTTCTATTATTTGTTTGTAATTCGGTTTTACTAATGATTTTGTATAAGTGTTGTTGCTCTTTCTTCTTGAGTTTGGCATAAAAGCATCAACCGTCTTTTCCATTTTTATGTAATTTTTAAATAAGCGTTTCCAATCTTCTATTTCGTAATCGCTTACTCCAATGTGAATGTGTAATCCACAAGTCTTATTTACTTTGGCGTTCATCTCTTCCAATACTTCGCAAACCGTTTGCAGTTGGTCTAGTCCATTTTGTCCTTTCAAGACTGGGCTTACAACTTCGAAGCTTTTGTTTCCTGACAAGCTGCCGTCATATATTACTTTCCATGCTCTTCTTGTAGTGTGGTTGTAACTCTCATGGTTAGTCTGTATTCCTCTTTCTGTAAGCTTTCTTGCTAGCTCATCTCTATCGCAATTATATCCTTCTATTTCAATTCCAAAAGTTCTGTTGAAACGAAAGTTGAAAGTTGAGTTGCTTTCTAATACTTCTTGAAATCTGCCTGTTTGATAATATGCTTGATACACGTTTTGTACAAATCCGTATCCTGCACCCATCATCTGTGCAACTTCTGTTCTCGAAAATCCTAAGTCAAATAAGTCTCTCATTTTTTGACTTTTTGTTCCTGTTCCTCTTATTATTTGTTCTGCGTTCATCTTCGTAACTCCTTATTGTTAATGTGTTTATGTTTAATTTTATTAGTAGCAACATAACACTAATAACAAGGCAAGTCAAGTTATAACTCACTTTATTTCAACTAATTACAAAGAAAAAGCCACTTATTTTTAAGTGGCTTGAACTATTTGATTTTTATTTCTATATTATTTCATAATTCCTCCTAGTTTTAGTTTATTTCGAAGTAAACCTTATACTCTTATCCCATAAGAATGCCACACTGCTTCTATACTTATTGGCTGATAATAACTCTTAAATTTAGGTTTCGGTTTGGCTGCCGCTACTTCTTTTGGTTTCTTACAAGTTTTAATTTTTATGATCGGGGATGCTTTCCTTAACCCAAGTTCTTTAGCTCTACTTTTTATTGCTACCACAGTCCTGTCTAGCTTAGTTGCCAATTCCTTATTTGTAAAACCGCTATAATTATCCTTGAGTATTTACTCTTCTTTGTAGGTCCACTTTCTAATTTTCATACTTACCTTCTTCTTCATTTAATGCTGATCGTAATGTTCGTGGCATAATGCCTAAGTCACTTGCTATTCGTTTGATATCTTTATCTGTAAAATGCTCATTGTGTTTTATATACCTTACTACGGCCGGTTTAAATACTAGCCAGATACTAGGTATATATATCCTTGTCTTCTGATGATTTATTAATAAATGATTGGCTATCTGCCTTCCTTCATTATGAATTAGTAAATCATCTAGTCCAGTTCCCAACTGCTCTATTTCACTATCTCTTATAACCTTAACTATTTCAGTAATATAATTCATTTTTAATTTCCGTATTATGCTTTTATCTATGTAGTTACACACAAGATTATTCAATAATGGGCTTAGGTATTTTCTTATTGTCGAATAATGGTGCAAATGGTCTGTTGTCTTTAGGTGGATTATATGCTCCGCCCATTGATTCTACGTATGTTTTTTCGGTGTATAAAGCTTGTTTTTCTTTTAACAGACCCTTGATAAATTCCTTACAATATTCATCATTTAGTCTTATGTTAGCAATTACTTGCCTTCTATCATCAAAAGCTGGCATCTTCAAGTCCATATAACCTAAGAACATTGCATTAGCTTGGATGTGACCAATATGGGATAATCCACTATCTTCATCAAGATTCTCACCGTTGAGATAAGCGAAAATATGACGGAGCATACTCTCGCAAATCTCTGTAGTGTATAATCCTTTCTTCCAGTTGTCAATCTCATATTTCTTGGCACCGAACTCAAGTACCTTTACCATTGGTTCTAATGCTTCAAAGGATACTAAAGTCCATTTTAACTTGCCTTCATTATGTCTGGTGGCTCTTTCCATTAATTTAAACGCTCACCCAGATAAATATGAAAGAACTTAGAGTCTTCATTTGATTTCTCTTTCTGAGCTACTTCCGAATAATTCACTATAAATTTAGTAGTCTGATACCCTTTCTGAGTCCCGTTTGATACTTCAGCTAAATGAAACTCTTTTAAAACTCCATCATCATCAGAGAGTCTTTTTTTCCAGTATTTATTATATGCTAGTGGTACTGCTATTTCAGTTCCATCTACTAACTTGTCATATAATTTCGCTGCAACATTTAACTTTAGTACTTTTGGACCGTGTTCGATTAAGAATTTATTCTCTTCAGCTAATACTTCTACTTTGCGTTGGAGAGATGATTCGCTTTTGGTTTTATGTGCTAATGCTTCTTTCAAATCTTTTACGTCAGCGTCAATGTATTTTTCATAGTTTTTACGCTTCCGCACTTCTTCTTTTAGCTTCTCAGTTTCCTGTATTGCTAAATCATAGTCTTTATTTAGATTCTCTACCTCTTTGTCCTTCTCATCTTTATAGTTCGCATAACTAATGATGATTGTAATTAACGCTACTATTAGAATTATATACCCTAATATTAGTAAAATTGATGTTGATGATAATTCCATGATATACTCCTAATTATTAAATATTTGATTTACTTTTTCTTCTGCCTGCTCCACTGAGTAAGCAACACAATAAGGCATATTGAATTTATTACATACACCTTCGAACTTCTTTTG